GAAAGAAAAGCCGGCTGGAAATTCTTGTCGGTTTTTTTTATTTTAAAATTTATGGCAAATAAGAATTTGGTATTCTACCAAAAACATTAATTGAAGCCTCTAAAGCCTGGAATCCACCGACTTTAAAAATAACCTGATTGTAAACCTTATTATCCAGGCCAAAAAAATCAATTGCCTGGTTTTGGTTATCCATGAATTGTAGCGAATAAGATCCTCCGTATTGATTGAAATATCCTTTTGGAATCCCCAGGCTTTCATCTTCCAAATTCAATTCAACCCATCCATTTACAACTTCCAATTCTGAAAGCCTTAAAATATTTCCTTTGCCGTTTAAGAAATGCAAGGTAGCCACGTCTGAAGTGTATTCTAAAGGCATGGCCACAGAAAGCAGTTCAAAACATTCCGGAATAGATTGGCAGGAAAGAAGTTGGTCAGTACAGCAATTCATAGAACAAAGGTATTTATTTTAAAGCCAAATTGTTTCGGGTAGGCTGAAATCATTATCGCAATGAATAAAGCCTTCATAAATGCCAAGCCTCCGCATACCAACTGAAACCAAAGCTTTCACAATTTTTGCCCTGGAAACAGAATCATTGCAATCAATATCCGCTGCCAAGCCTTTCAGGTGAGAGGAATTTGTTTTGCCCTTGGTTTTAGTATTATGTGCCTGTGTTCGAAAGCCAGAATTGATTTTGAAAGGAATCCCTGCTATTTCCCGGGCCCGATCAATTTTTTGTAAAAAATCCTGATTCATGTTTGAGCCACTTCCTTTTTGATCCGGGCTATCAAATTCTGATAGTTTAAAGTATTTGAGCTGCATTTCACAAAAAAAAGGACAAAAAACAGAATTTCAAAATTTTTTATCCAATTGAAAATCAAAGTGTTTCTTAATTCTGAAAAATAATTTTTATTTTTATTTTGTTAATTTGCAAAATGGTTTTAGATTTGTAGCACAAAACAAAAAAGCGAAATGAAAACCTATCAAGTTGATTATGCAAAGCCTGGCTCTGGCTTAAACAATTACAGCCAAATAAAAATTAAGGCAACAAGTCCCGGAGATGCAATTTTCAAGGCGGAATCTTTTTTTAACAAAAAGTATGGCCAACACATGAATATTTATGGCATTCCTTTTTTAATTGAAAAATAATGCTTACTACCCGAATTTATGAAATTATAGAGCCTTTAGGCTCAACTCCAAGGGCAAGATTTGAAAAGCTTGTCCTTTTGGAACCGTTTAAAGACGTAAAGCCTGGTTTTCAATCCTTTGATTCCATCATTGAAAAAATGGTGGACATATTGGAAGGCACGGAATCTGAAAAAGCTGAAAAGCTGCAAAAACTCATTGACGAAAAAGTCAAAAAGGATTTGGATTTGCCTGAAAACCAGATCGCAATAAGTTTTAAGTAAAATCATTTAACAAAATGGAATATTCGGAATTTTTAAAGTCAAAAATACGGCTTGCCCAATCCAACGGGATTGAAATCGAAGCAAGCAATATAAATCCAGCCTTAAAGCCACATAATAAAATGATGGTTGAATGGATGGTAAAAGGTGGTCGCCGGGCTTGTTTTGCGGCCTTTGGGCTTCATAAAACAGTAACACAGCTTGAGGTTGTAAGAATTATCTCTGAAAAGACCGGAGGCCGTGGATTGATTATTTGTCCCCTGGGAGTAAAACAGGAATTCCGTAGAGATGCTGTCGAATTGCTAGGTTGGAAAGAAGGCCCAAAATTTATTCGAAAAATTGAGGAAGCCGATGAAACCGGAATTTACCTGACAAACTACGAAACCGTTAGAGACGGAAAGCTTGACCCCAAACATTTTACGGTTGCCAGCCTGGACGAAGCTTCAATTTTAAGAGGATTGGGAGGCACAAAGACTTTTCGGGAGTTTATGCGATTATTTACTGGCGATGCTGGTCCATTAGGAGATAGGAGGGGAAAAACGGTGGTGCCTTACAGATTTGTAGCAACTGCCACACCAAGCCCGAATGACTACATTGAACTATTAGCTTATGCAGATTTCTTAGGAGTTATGGATGTCAGCCAGGCGAAAACCAGATTCTTTAAAAGAGATTCAACCAAAGCGGACAAACTAACTCTTCACGCTCACAAGGAAGAAGAATTTTGGTTATGGGTTGCAAGTTGGGCACTATTTGTTTCCAAACCTTCAGATTTAACCGGAAACAAAAAAGATGACAAAGGCTATCTTTTGCCTCCTGTTGATATTCGTTGGCATGAAGTACCAGCTGACCATAGCACGGCTGGAACTGATGCCAGTGGCCAATACCGGCTATTCAGAAATGCAGCCATTGGCCTGTCAGAAGCTGCAAAAGAAAAAAGAGATAGTTTGCCAGGCAGAATTGCAAAACTGAGGGAAATCAGGAGCGAAGATCCTGGTGCTCACAGAATTATTTGGCATGATTTGGAATCGGAACGTGAAGCCATAGAATCGGCTATTCCAAGCGTAGTTTCGGTTCGTGGAGCTGATACCGATGAAAACAAAGAAAATCGGATTATTGGTTTCAGCAATGGAGAAATTCAAGAATTAGCAGGAAAGCCAGTCATGCTGGGATCGGGCTGCAATTTTCAAAAGCATTGCAACTGGTCTATTTATTTGGGAATCGGTTTTAAGTTTAATGATTTCATTCAATCATTTCACCGGATTGTCAGATTTGGACAAACAAAAAAAGCGCGTGTCGATTTAATCTACACGGAATCGGAAAGAGAAATTCGTAAAATTTTAGAAAGAAAATGGCAAAATCATAACAAGCTTGTTAAAAATATGACAGAAATAATCGAAAAATATGGCCTTTCAGAAGTGGCCATGGCTCAAACCCTGGTTAGGAAATTAGGGATTGAAAGGGTAGAAATTAAGGGCGCGAATTACAAAATTGTCAATAATGACAATGTGCCCGAAACCGAATCCATGAAAGAAAATTCGGTTGGTTTGATTTTGACTTCAATACCATTTTCAACTCAATACGAATATTCGCCCAACTATGCCGATTTTGGGCATTCCGATTCAAACGAAGAATTTTGGAAACAAATGGATTATTTAATTCCAAATCTTTTTCGGGTATTGCAGCCAGGCAGAATTTGTGCAATACATGTGAAAGATCGGATTGTTCCAACCGGGCTTTCCGGAACTGGCTTTCAAACCGTTTATCCCCTTCATATCGACACCCACAAACACTTTACAAAGCACGGTTTTGGCTACATGGGAATGAAAACAATTGTTACCGATGTAGTGCGGGAAAACAATCAAACCTATCGCTTAGGGCATACTGAGCAATGCAAAGACGGTACCAAAATGGGAGTAGGTATGCCAGAATACCTACTTTATTTCCGCAAGCCGCAAACTAACCAAGAAAAAAGCTATGCTGATATTCCGGTTGTCAAAGACAAGGCAAAATATACCCTAAGCAAATGGCAGGTAGATGCTCATGGGTTTACCAGGTCAAACGGTAACAGGTCTTTATTGCCAGAGGAATATGTAGGGCTTGAGCACGAAAGAATATTCAAAGCGTTTAAGCACCATTCATTGACCACGGTTTACGATTTTGAGCACCATGTTCAAATTGGGGAAGCATTGGCTGAAAAAGGTAAACTGCCAACTACTTTCATGCTTTTACAGCCGCAAAGCTGGTCGGATGAAGTTTGGACAGATATTACCAGGATGCTTACCCTTAATGGAAGCCAATGGAGTAAAGGAAAAGAAATGCATTTATGCCCCATGCAATTCGACATTGCAGACCGTGTAATTGAGCAATTGAGCAACCCTGGGGAAGTGGTTTTTGATCCTTTTGGAGGACTAATGACCGTTCCTTATCGGGCAATTTTGAAAGGTAGATTTGGACTTGGAATAGAACTGAATCCAACCTATTTTGTTGATGGTGCCAGTTATTGCCGAGCCGCAGAATCAAAAGTTTCAATGCCAAGCCTTTTTGATGTTTTTGAAGAAAATCAATAGTTTTGTTAAATTGGTTTTAACTTGATTGGTTAAAGGCCCTTGGATTTTCTAAGGGCTTTTTTATTGATTTTCAAGCAATTGAAAAAATCTTGAAAAATATTTTTACTTTTTTTCTTAAAAAGTTTGCAAATTAAAAAAGTAGTATTACCTTTGTATCACTGCAATACAGCAGGAACAAAAACAAAAAACAAAATGACAATCGCATCTCAAATTCTTCAGCAACTAGGTGGTAACAAATTTATCGTAATGACCGGTGCCACTTGTTATTCAGACGGAAACACTTTAGTAGTAAAATTCAAAGGTTCTAAAATTGCAAATATCATGTATGTAATTCTTAACTCAATGGATACTTACGATGTGAAGTTCTGCAAATTCAGAGGACTTGATGTAAAAACAATCAAAGAAGTTGAAGGAGCCTATTCTGATATGTTGAAATCAATATTTGAAAAAACAACAGGACTTTATACAAGTCTATAATTAAACCGGGGCTTCGGCCCCTTAACTTTTAAACAAAGAACAAAATGGAAAATTCGCATCAAATTAGAATTGCTTTTCGGTCTTTATTGGCTCTTGCTAATTCAAATCAATTAAATGGCATAGAGGGTCAAAGCGCAAAAAGCATAAAAAATTTATACGAGTCGTTAGACCAGTTAAATCCAAACATGATATTTTACTTTTTAAATGGAGGTAAAACAATCCGAAACAATAAAATATAATGCCTAAAGGAATCCCAAAGTCCGGCTTCAGAAATCCAGGAGCCGGGCGTAAAGCAAAATACGAGGGGCCAACGGAAACAATAGCCTTTCGGGTTCCAGTTTCTCACAAGGGTAGGATTACCGTAATGGTCCGAAATTATTTGAAAGAAATCAAAGCTTCTTAAATGAGGCTTTTTTCTTTACCTTTGCAAAAAACAAAACTCCCATGCCTCTCAAATCCGGAAAAAGCAGAAAGACAATTTCCTCAAACATTCGAAAGGAGATAAAATCAGGCAAGCCCCGGAAACAGGCCATTGCTATTTCTTTGAGCAAGGCAGGCAAAAGCTATAAAAGAAAAGGGAAAAAGAAGTAATTATTTAAACCAAAAGCCTATGCCAGCAGGAAGGCCAACCAAGTATAAAGAACAATTTGCGGAACAAGCCAAAAAACTGTGCAAGCTTGGTTGTACTGATAAAGAATTGGCAGACTTTTTTGAAGTTAGCGAACAAACGCTAAATGCCTGGAAGAAAGAGTTTCCCGAATTTCTTGAGTCCTTAAAAGAAGGCAAAACGTTGGCAGATGCGAATGTCGCTCAAAGACTTTATGAACGGGCAATGGGTTACGAGCATCCCGAAACAAAGTTTTTTACCGTTTCAAAAGGAGATTTTATTCAAGAAATTGAAACTAGGGAAACAATCAAATTTTACCCGCCTGATACAACCGCTGCCATTTTTTGGCTAAAAAACAGGCAACCCGACAAATGGAGGGAAAAACAGGAGGTTATGCAAACCAACTTCGAAGGCATTCGGGTAATTTCAGGAGATGATCCACCGGAAGGGGAATGATTTGAAAAATACAAAGGTTGAAAGTGTTTTTGGCTGGTTTCGCCTGACCAAAACTAAAAAAAGTACAACTTGAAAATTGAGATTAACAGGAATTGGTGGTTGAAATGGTATTGGCCCTTTTACGAAACCATTTACAAAAAGGAGGGCCACTACGGTACCCGACAGTCTGCTAAGTCTCACAATGTTGCCCGAAAGCTAATTTACCACACTTTTAAGCCCTATCAATTTAATGTAATCCACGCCAGGAAAGTATATGCTGATATTGACGGTTCAACTTTTGCCCTTTTGACCTCCCTTGTCAATCGCTATTTTCCAGACGATTTTAAAATCCTGAAAAGCCACCATACTTTAATAAATAAGCACACAGGCAACTGGTTTCGGGGTTTGGGGATGGATAAACCAGAAAAAGCCAAAGCGGTTGAAGGTGCTAATATTGCATGGATGGAGGAGGCTAATCAATTTGATTTGCAAGACTATCATTTTATTGATACAACAATTAGAGCCGAAGCCGATTCTCCAATTTCAATCATTAAAACCTGGAATCCGGAATCTGCCGAACATTGGTTAAAAAAAGAAGTTGATAAGTTTTCAGATGATCCCGATTGCCTGTATCACAAATCCTCGTTTTGGGACAATTACAAAATAGACCGGGAGGCCCTACACGAAAAGCTTTTGACAATCAAAGACGGAAACGGTTGGGAGGGAGAACAAAGGTACCGGGTTTGGGCTTTGGGCGAATGGGGAATAGAGGATCCAAGTAGTCTTTTTGCCAAAGAATTTAATGAGGAAATCCATGTTTTCAAGGGCTCAATTAAAGCCAAACCAGAATTAGACCTGATTCTTTCGTTTGATTTCAATGGTGAAAACAGCGGCGGGAATACTTGTTTGGTTGGTCAGATTGATTTCAACCCACCCGACAAAAAGTATTGGGCTGAAATCAGGGTTTTGAAAGTATATCGGATTGCGGATTTGGAAGTCCTTTGTCAAACGATTCTGGCAGAATTTCCTGGGTTATTTTATGTCATTAATGGGGATGCCTCCGGTGGTTTCAAAAGTGCTTTGACCTTGGATAACAAATCTGCTTTTCAACTTATTCAAAATTACCTGAATGTCTCAAACGAGCAAGTCAATGTAGCCATGTTTAACTTGTCCCACATTTCAACCAAGCTACATACCAACTTGGTATTGAAGAAAAGCAGGGTTTTGATTGCCAAAAACGACTTCCACGGCGAAACATTGGCCAAAAATTATACAATGGAATTGGTCGGGGACCTGAAGTCTGCAAAGGTTGATTCTAAAAGAAGCCTGGATACCTGGAAAAAAGAAAATCCAAAAAAAGGCCATTGCCTTGATTCCTGGAGATATTTTATTTCAACAAATTGCTCTCACATTTCAAAGGTTTTGGAACTTGAAAAATAATTTGTACTTTTGCAAAGACAAAACAGTCAGGTGGCGGAAATGGGAGACGCAGGGTCATTTAAAACGTACCTATAATTGCCAGTTCAAATCTGGCTTTGACTGCCGTACCAGGTGCAACAATAAGAATGACGGACGTGTTGCATTAATTGGTTGTCCGTACCCATACGCTACGGGTCGAACGGGGTAAAACAATTACTCGAGGAAGCGTAAAAAATAGTGACAGCCGGAAAGACGGTTTTTTTTAACAAAAACAAAAT